CGCGTCTAATAATAGTGCCGACCTGATCATTTCCATTCTTTACTTTCATCCCTTCTGGGAAGATCTCATCATTGTAATACTGTTCACGGATGTAAACCTTTGAGTATTCTGAAAAGTTGTACATTAATACTTAGATTCTATCAAACTATTTATTATTTAAAATTAGCAGGAAGATTCTCTGCAATTTCTACCATTAACTTTTTACAATCAGTGTCATTTAATGCACTAGGTATGCCAGATCTAAAGGTTTTATAATCCATCTTATGCGCCGCTCTTCTCATCTTAGTTCCTGAGATAGCAAAGGTATCTCCATCAGCATCTCTACTTCCAGAAGATTTAATTTCAATTTTTCTGAATGAAAAATCTTTGCCGTTATACCTGTGCAAGAATTGCATGGCAGAAACTCTATCAGAACCTACCAGAAATACCACCTCATCATATCCTGCCATCATTAGATCTTGCAAGATAGCAACAGGATCTCTAGGACCAGAGAATATTTTACCACGATGCTCTGGAAACATCTTATCCATATAATACTTCTTGCGATCTGGTGGCAATGGATTACTACCTTTCTTATCTACAGTCTGTGAAATATAAATGCGATAGTCATTTTTCCCTGCTGCCTGTTTCACGCCAGCAAAGTTTTCTTTATGTCCTGTGGTTGGTGGTTGGAATCTACCAAATGTAAAGTAGCAAACCTTTCCGTCTAACGCCATTGTTTCTGTAAAGTGAAATTGTTGTACGCAAATTCAAGACGATTGACAAACTTAATCATGTCACCATCTTTATGCATAACATATCCTTCAGGTGTCGTCACTTTATATCCATTTTCAGTCTGGACAAAAGTTCTGAACTCTTCTAAGTGATCTAGTTTATCTATAACCATTTGTTTCACTGCCTGCATTTCTTTATATAATGCAAGCAATGCCTTAAACTTATAGACATTATCTACCAGATAGTTTTCACTCTGGTACACCAGATTACGTTTCTTGGTGAGGTTCGCAGCAGTCTTGATCTTAGCAAGTTCCTTGCTCATCTTAGCATGATAGAAATTGCCCAATGCATATAATGCTGCATCAACATTACCAATACTACGAGCATTCTTAATCTCATCATTGAAAAATTGTTTCAGATAAGTTGAAATATGAAACTTAGCATCACCTGTAGTGCCACTAACATCAACTAGTTCATCTAGAAAGTCTCCACATATCATACACATGCGTTCAATCTTACGAATATAAGCATCAAACTTATTCATCTCAACAGATGAAAATCCCACACGATGCATTGGAGTATCATTCTCAATCACTAATGCATCATTAGATCCTTTCACCTTTGCGCCTGCTCTTGCTTGCATGGTAGGCAGATCATCTCCAGCATAATGAGTATGAAATACTACACCAATCTTTGCTCTTCCTGCTGCCCGACCAATAGGATGGTCCATAGGAATACCATAAGTAATAGTATTGGGTCTAAAGGTATAGAGTTGCTCACCATTAATGGTTTCCCTTCTTAATGTGCTGTTGGTGAATAACAAATCTCCCTGAACAACACCATCAATACCCAATTCAGCAAAATATCTCAAGGAGAACTTGAGTTTTTCTGCGAGGTCACCTTCATACCAGTCATCAATCTGAGAATCTGCAAAGCATAACTTAGGTTGAGTCTTAGCAAATACAGATTTAGTTCCAACGAAGAACATTCCACTCTTGGGATCTGTTCCACATATAACTGATGGAGCACCATCCCATTTAGTTTGCATGAAACCAGCACTTTCCTGGTGACCCAACATATTCTTCAATTCCTTCAAAAAAGAAACCGAAGCAGCACACCCTGCCGAACCATAGTTCAGCATCTCATCCTCTAAGTGTTCTAAATGTTTTAGTTGTTTTACGTTTGCCATTAGGATATCTTGATGTATGGTGCAGAATCATCAGATGCAGAAGTTGCATACAAATATATTCTAGTTGTTATCTCATCACGTTGATCCTTAGAACCCTTCATTAACTGATCAACAACCAGTAGACCCAAATACTTAGCAAATTTCCACTGAGGTCTCATCGCAGAAATAAATTCAATATCAACCACCTCTCCATCACCAAGAACATACTGACTATTGTTATTTGCTAGTGTCAAAATTTTCTGGTCAAGACCAGGACCCTTAGCAGCAAGTGCAACATCTGCTGCTGAAGCATAGTCTCTCCAGACACCATTGCCCGAACCATAGACTGCCTCCATGATGTTATTCATAACTCCACCGCCTACTTTACCATGCTTAGCAGCAGATCCCATGACTTCACCCTGCCATGTCTTACCTTCTCTATCAGTTGCCCTGTACTGAACACTGAGACCGCTACCCTCAAGATATACATCCATAGAGTTATAAAGAGTTTTTGATCCTACCTTCGTAAATGGTTTCTTGACTGTAAGTGATGCTCTAGTAAAATTATGTTCGGTAAGATTTGCGGTGTTGCCCGTCACTTTTTTCAATGACACTCCAATCAATTTCTTTTCATTGATTAGATCCAACAAAACTTTATTCACGCCACCCTGAAATGTCATTTCTTTTGTGTAAATGCCCATGTCAAAATCACATTCACACATGTAGATATCAGCAGGTGTCCACTTATTAATCTGAGAGAATGGTCTACCCTCTTCTTTATTTACTTTGAAGAAATGTTTTTCTACTACGTTAACAACACCAGTTCCTCTATAGAATTTAAAATTATTATTTCTATATTTTGTTGCACTGTATAATTTGTTTGCTGTCCTGATACTGGACTTCATCCAGGCAGGATCTTCTACAAGGAACTGATGTATTTTTGATAGAGGTTCGTCAGTAGAAACAAAATTAGATACTGCTTCCAGTTCATCTATAGGAATAATATAATCGACATCAATATCTGTATTCAGAGAATATCTGTATGCTGTAACCCAACATGCTGCTCCTTCAAATAAAGCAGTAGCATCAGCACCTCCACCAGATCCTTTGTTACTACCAAACTGTTCAGTCTTTGTGATCTTGGTGAATGTTATATCAGTTAATTTATTCTTCTTACCTACTTTTTGTATCGCTTGTAGTACAGATTTACGAGTGTACTTGGATACAAAATTATTTGCGTGAGATTTATCAGGTGAATCGAAAAGTAAACCACCATCAATCACACTCTTCATATCTGCAAGAACATCATCTGATGTCATGATAAGTGCCTTACCACCAGAGATCTCTACATCAATAAGTTCTCTGTTGACGATAGCATCATAAAGTACACGCAAACGAATACCACCACCCTTCGGTGCATCTTTACCATAATCGCCCATCTGCATTGCAGACATAAAAAAACCCCCTTACGGGGGTATTTATTAGAGATCTCCTGCTACACGGTTTTCTGACCGTTCAATACTGAATGTTCCTTCGGGGTAACGGGCACTCAGTTTTTCAAAATTCATCTGAACGATTTCCTCAATGGAAACATTGAGACCCATGCAAGCTTGTGCAACATACCACATGATGTCACCAAGCTCACGTTTCAGATGAAACAGGTTTTCATTGTTAACAGGTTTGCCCTGGAAAACAATCTTCTTCACAATCTCAGTAAACTCGCCTGCCTCAGCAGACATACCTACAGCAGCAGTCAGCAGACGCTCAGTAGCAAACTCTTCGCCCTCAAGTTGAATCAGACGATCAATGAACTCAGAATAATACTTGCTAGGATCTGAGGTGGTTCCGTCTACAAACTCAACATACTTTTCAAGATCAATAGTCATATCAATTAAATTTAAAATCAGTAAATTTTGCTGTGGGTTGTTGAGACTTTGCTATTTCTTCAAAGTCATATTGCTCTTGCCCTGAGTCAACGATGTCAACTTGAGCAGAGTCCTCTACATCATACAACCTCATCTTCGCTCTGTCAATACCCACTACGAATCTCTTGAATAAGTTGAGATCATTGTAGCGATTCTTGAGTTGTTTGACCATGATTTGGTTGATATTTTCAAGCTCTTCTGTAGAGATAAGAGCAAACATGAGGTCCGCAGTAGCAGGAAGTCCAAAAGACTCAGAGGTATCAGTAAGATCAACATCGCTAGAGCCATAACCAGAGCGAGTAGTCTGAGTGGCGCTAACAATAGGGAGATCAAACTCAACAGCAAGACCTCTAAGTTCTTCCGCAATGGCTTTGACATAGGTGTAAGAGTTAACTAGTGCTCCTTTGTAGCGAGATGATGCACAGATGTTGAGATAATCAATGAAGATAATATCTGGTTTAAAACTCTTCTTGAGCGATAGGTCATTGAGAAGTGCTTTAAAGTGTCCAGAGTGTGCAGATGCTGTTGGATATTCTTTGATGATAAGTTTACCATTAGTCTTCTGTGCGAGACGGGTAACTTTAGATTCAAACAGTTGCTCAGGCAGATCTTCAATATCCTTGATATTTACGTTAAGAAGATTCGCGTCAATGCGTTCAGCGATCTTCTCTTCTGCCATCTCCAGTGTGATGTAGAGGACATTTTTACCCTGAAGTAATGACGCAGCGGCCATGTGACACATAAACAGTGATTTGCCCACCCCAGTGCCAGCAAGTGCGACATTGAGAGTTTTGTTAGGAATACCACCCTTCGTAATCTTATTGAAGAGAGAAAGGTCAAAGGGGATTTTACTTTCATTTCGGTGATAGAAGGCGAAGCGATCTTCGTAATCTTCTATATAGTCGTGACCAATGTGGTCATCAAATGAGACAGCAAGAGCTTCCTGAAGAATTGATGGGATCGCATCTTCAGTTCTCTTCTCGTCCTGACCATCAGCAATCTTCACACTATCCAGTAGTGCCAAGTAAACTGCGCGTTGTTTACACCACTTCTCGGTAGCATCCAACAACCACTGAGAGTCTACTTCAGTGTTGTCAATGTCATCAATCTTGACCTGCAACTGTTTGTAAGAATCTTCATTCAGATCCTTACGATTATCAACCTCAATACTAAGAACTTCCTTAGTAGGAGTTTGACCATAGGTCACAACAAAGTTGTTGATGATGTCAAACAGAATCTTATCTGAGTATTCATTAAAGTATTCTGGTTTGATGTAAGGAATTACCTTACGAACATAAGTATCATCACTAACTAAGTTCTTGATGATAGTGCTTTCAATTGCTTCCATTAAGATCCATAACTAAATTCTTTTTTTGCAGCCTCATCAAGTGCCTGCATTATTTCTTCTGTGAAGTACTTCTCGGGATCAGAAAGTATAACAGAAGGATAAACGGAAGATTCCCCAACAACAATCCGATTGC